CCGATCTCATATGTCATGGGGCACACCATCGACGACTGCCACATAGTGACCTGCTTGGCTGGCAATCACCCTGCCGTGTAGCAGGTCAGAACACCGAGCCTTGCGCCCGTCGAACTTTGGCGCTGACCGCCATGACCAGCCGTGCTTTTTTAGGAAGTGCTCGAACACTGGCTTGTAAATTCCGCCACGGGCTGAACGCTTAAAGCCGAACTCCTTGCTGGCTCTGGCAAGCTCAAGGTAAGCCTGCTTGTAAGGAATCTGCAAAGCGATTGCCACAGAACGGGCGGCGCAGTCTCCCGCGTTGCGCCCTTTGTATCCGGCCTCTAAGCGGCCCCCATCAGTTGAAACGTAAGTCATATTATTCTGCCTCCCTTTCTAATGCCCACATCTCTGCCTTGGCTTTTGCTAATTCTAGCACCTTGGAATAAACAACTGGCTTTTTGTTAGGCCAGACCCGCGCCCGTCTCCGCATTTTTTTACCGTTTCTGGTGGTGTAATTAACCATCCGGTTTACTTCGGTGTTTTTTCTAAACTTGTGAACCATAGTGTCAATATCTCTATTTGTTTTTACACAGTATGCAATGCCCTCGAAATCTACTTCGATGCTAGTTGAATGAAACATAATTTTTCTCCCGAAAATCTGCGGAAAATACCGCCATACCGTATCTTAGCATACATTTATAATGAGATACAAGTAAATAATTAGCTTTTATTTATAAAATAATGTTTGACACTATGTTTATCCTTAGCGTAGACTGATAATATATCAACTCAAGGAGAGAAAAAATGACTTATGTAACACAAGAAACCATTGATAAAACAGTAGCTGACCGCAACGCATATTTTGACGGCTTGCAAGAGCTACCAATCGAACAGGACAAGTTCGACGTAGAACAAATTGCCCCCGAAGATATGGGGGTTGGCGACCATATGCTTTACCACGGTTTTGTTTACGAAATCACCGAGGTCCATGTTTCTCAGCGTGAAGGTGACGAAATCCCTGTTTATGTGGCTGAAGGTTTGTATGTATCCGGAGACATGAGCATGTACAAATACTTTTTGATGGAAAAGCAAAACGGGTGTGCGCGTGGTCATACATCAGGGCAACAGGGCAACGCCCGTGCAACTTGGAACAGGGTTACTTGCAAAAAGGCGGCGGCTTAGTGCCGCTCCAAAAGGAGGCTATAATGGACGCGCTGGACTTAGACGTAATCTCTAACGAAATGTATGACAAGCTTAGTGCCATGGACACAGAAAACATTGGCACAGAGCATTATATGGGTATCCGGTGGTTTGGCTGGGCAATGGATTACAAGCACTACCTACGGGACTGCACAGCTTGGCAGAGAAAAATGGTGCATGACATGTTCCGCGAGGAGGGCTTGGCTCTGGGTGGGGTCAGTGACCATCACGAAAAAATCATATTTGCGTACTTGGGGTTAAACAACTAAAGGAGGCTAAAATGGATAGAGTTCTCGGATATATCGGCTACGCGGTCATCATCGCGTTTGCCTTGGGCTGGATGGATACGCTGTCACTGCTCGGCGTTGAGGATAGCCGGAGCTACACTTGGTGGGCCGTAATAGCTCGAATGGGGGGCTAAACAATCCAATTCGTATCGGGGCGTGGGCTGGAACCTGCGCCCCATTTTGTTTGCGTGTAGCCCCCAGCAATAGCGCCCTCCTGTGCAAACGATAGCACAAACGCATCGGCAACGTCCGGCGACCTCTGGCCCCTGCGCTTCATCTCATCCTTGCTCTCGACCTTCAGCTTGCCGTTGCTCAGATACTTATACCGGATGCCGGTTATCTCCTGTATCAGCGTATCATCATCGGGAATCTTGCAGGCTCTATCCTCGAACCACTCGCGCGCCTTCCAGAACAATTCGTCGCGCAGGCGATTAAAGCGGTTCTTCAGGCTGGCAGTCTCAGATACCGAAACAGATACCGCAGGCAGATCCAATTCGCGCAATCTATCCGCCAAGCCAGCACCCAGCCCGATAGCATCAACAAATATATGCGTGGGGCGATTGCTGTAATTGCAAGCCTCATATTCAGTCAGCACAATACCGGCGAGCTCCATCAAGTCCTTACCCTGCCACGTCTTAATCGGCTCTAGCAATAATGGGCCTTGTCTCTTGGCAATCGCACTCCTGTCACCGCCCATGCGGGCCACATCGAGCCCCCAGACAGTCGGCGTGGTAGGACTAGGCGTTATATCGCGCTTTACGGCCTCCTCGACGATGTAGAGCGGAACAAGCACATCATCAGACTGCGTGGGGAACTCGCCCAGCACACGGACGCGAAAAACGTTACTATCCGTACCGTATTTATCAGCCATGCCGGTGAGGAACTCCTCGGTGACATATTCGCCGTCGTGACAACTGACCGTGATGTTGTGCCAGTTGTGGCGCTGTCCGTGGAAGGATTCATAGAAGAAGCCGTCAGAGCGGGTCGGGTTCCCGCACATGACCGTCTTGGCTCCGGCAGTCGATAAAGCACCCTCGGCAACCTGAAAGACAACATCGGGAACACCAGAAGCCTCCTCGACCAAGAAGAGCATGTTCTCACTGTGGAAGCCCTGTAACGCCTCTGGGCTCTCCTTGCGGCTTGTACGGGCAACAGCATAGCTGTCCTTCGCACCCTTGAGGCTGATTTTATCGGATTTGAACTCAAGCAGGTCCATAAAGCCAGCGGGCAATTTACGCGCCCATTTGTCGATTTCGGTCCACAGCACATCGGATAGCTGGTGAGCCGTGTTAGCCGTGACAGCAACCTTGCAGGGGTAATGGCTCAGGAGCCACCAGAGGACGAGCCACGACTGAAACGCAGTCTTGCCGACACCGTGACCGGACTTAATGCTGACACGGGGATTTTTTGCGATGGCCTGTAGTGCCTCGCGTTGCCATTGCTGGGGGGTGGCCCCTATGATGTGCTCGACGAAGAAAACGGGGTCGGCATGGATTTTGTGGAGCAGGTCGGTGGTGAGGGTGGTCATGGGTTCTCCGTGGGGTGTGTGGAATGTGTGAGGGTATTATTTTCACAGCCGCCCGCCCGTCAGCTCGAAGGGGGGTATTAGCCGATTTTGGTTAAGTTTGTCGCATAACCTCCATTATGTATTTGGTATACCCTGCAATTACAATGACTTAGCGTTTCCGTAATTTACGTTATATAAACCTGTCGCGTATTGGACACTAATCGGACCTTTTGTTCTCGGTCTGTTCCGCAGGCGCGGGCGTGGCGGTGTAAGTGTTTCGCCCCTCTTCATCATGCTCTACAACCTCTGCGCCCTCTAACTTCGCCTGCTCTACCCTAGCCGCAACACGCTTCAATTCGTCTATGAAGCTCGTCTTATGCTCCACTTCCAGCCTCTGATTGTCGCCATATAATCGCGGGAAGAACTTCGCCATGCGCCATTTCTGCGTGTCTATCTCTAGCCTGCCCGCATTGTAGTCTATCTCGCCATTACGGACGCCTTCCAGCACCTCGTCTATCCTGTCATCAATGGCAGTCGCCCGTGCTTCAACAGCCTCGCTGTAACGGCTCTGCAATATCGGGTCTTTGACCTTCATCTTGTAGAACGCCTCATAGCTTGGCATATCATCGTCCTTGCCAACAGAACGCGCTGACCTGCCATCTATCGCTATCCGCCTCAGATACTCCACAATGACCGGCTCTGTTAGCTTCTTCTTACTCATCGCCTTGCTTCCCCGCAATCTCACCTGAACACGCCATATAACCAGCCGCATCAACATAATTATCTGCGTTACCAACTTGCCCGTTCTTTATCCGAGCCAGCTTCAACAGCGTCATCATAACCCCGACATCATTCGCCGTAATGTCATGCCCGCAATGCAGTGACCAATAATCCGCTATAAGCTGGAAGTTGTCTTCCATCTTGCCATGAGTAGCCGCTCTGTCCTGCGTCACACAATACAGCGCCGTCCTTAAAATATCATCCCTATTCACTAGCTTTCCTCTCTATACGTCCGATGATGGGTTGGACGCACTATATAATAAAAACAAACCCTTAGCCATTGCCTGTCACAACCCTGTCACAGCACCGGATACTTTTTCTTGCTATCCGTCACAATCAGCTTGCAAATCTTGCACTGGTAAACGCTCTCAGGCTCATCAGCCAACGTCCTGCCAATAGCCTGCCTCTGCATGACCGTCTGGCATTTCGGGCACTGATTATTATCCAGCAACCTCTGCATTTTCCCATCACCCTGCGATATCACGCTCGACCTCCAACTGACCCGTACCGTGGCACTCCTGACAGGTCTGCCATTCATCCCTCAGATAGCCGCCATTATCATAATCACGAACGCCGACCTGATAGACTGCCTCACCCTCACCATCACACTCGAAGCACTCATACAAAAACATCTCAGTGTCTCTCATTACATCCACCCCTTATCTCTTGGGCTTGGTAGCCCGTTTCCTAACGCCATCCAATCGTCATCAGTTTGCTTAGTAAGCATGAACGCCTCAACGTCCGGCAATACCAGCTTATATGAAAATCCCTGCGAGCCGAAAGCCTTTATATACTTCTGCGTTACATTATCCGCAAATGCCTTCTGCCCCTCCGACAACACCTTGCTCTTGCCACCAGATACCGATTGCTGGCGATTTGAGCGCCCCTGAGTGCTCTTCCCCTCTTTTCTGCACCAAGTCTGCCAGAAAGCCTTACAAGACGCATAAGCGGCCTTATTACCGCCCTTCTCATCCCACAGCCGCATGTCTGTCAGTATTTCCTGCCAATCAAGCTCTAGGCTCTCTGCATACTCCTTATCGAACTGTTCCGGCTCCCACTCAGATAATTTCTGTTTATTTTGAGCCTTCTTTCTTTTAGTTGATTTTGTATATTCTGTTCTTTGTAAGGTCTGTTCTTTGTAAGTGTCCGTGTTTTCCGTATCCGGTAAAACCGTATCCGGTTTTTCAGGACGCGGTGAATCTGAGACTATATAACGAGTTCCGGCGAACTGACCTTCCGTTTTAACGCTTTCACGCACCAAATAACCGTACTGCTCCATCGAGCCCAAAATGCGGTAAACTTTGTCCCTACCAATGTCGAACCTGCGTCGCAGTTCAGTCACCCGAACCTGCCAATCAGTCGGCTTGCTCAATAGGTACACTAGAACCCCCAGAGCGTCGGCAGATAGCCGCTCATCATTCATTAAATCATTTGGCAATACCGAGAAGTTCTCCCGTATGTTGCCCCGAATAATTAAACTATCACTCATATCCATTCCATCCTTTGTCTTGTTGATTCACTATCCCAAACGAACCAAGCATATTGAACTGTTCCCGTGCTTGTTGCTTCCTCATCACCCCGCCAAATTGTCTGGCGCTTGCTGAAAACATAGCAAACATCAAACGGGTGCTTGCTGTAAAGCCTGTCATACCGGCCCATGCCCTCCAAGAACCCAAGCCTCAACAGATAGGCGTGACGCTTATATTCTAGGTCCAACGCCCTCTGGATAAATTCTTCCGCCAATTTATACGGCGGGTTTGTCATAAGATAATCGCACGGCCTCTTCTGTAGCATCAGAAAATCTCTGCGCGAATCGCCATAGCCCCTGTCAATCAAGTCCTCGCTGACAACATCATGACCATAGCACCGGAGCACCTTAGACATTGCACCGTTACCGCAAGCTGGCTCATGCACCCTGCACGGCTCAAGAAACTCATATGCTAACAGAGCGTCTGTCATTGCTGGCGGTGTCGGATAGAAATCGTCCTTCTCCCTCACTTTGTATACTCCGTAAATAAATTGATATCGAAGTGAGCCAACAAGCCTTTGTCCTGCCAATCTCTCATCTGGTTCCTACCACCATATTTAACTTCATAATCCTCGCCGAAAGATATGTAACCTAGCGCATCGTCCCACTGCACAAACAAATAGGCCGGACAAACACAGTAACGTGACATCTCTCTGGCGCTGATTACCTTACTTAAATTACAGAAAAACGTGTTGTATTTTCGCATATTGTTATTGCGGCAACGCACCTCAACAAGCCCAGTAATTTTCCCATCGCGCACCATTGCAAAGTCTAAATGATTATGTATCGGCAACTTATGAGCCTGCACACCCTCAGGCGTTATGCGCTGAATAACACGAGACTCACGCTCAAGGTCTTGCTTGCTTTCATACAATGGTCGGTTCATGACTTACCCCCTGATAATCATATCGACTGCTCGCCGCACCGGACATCGGCCACAAAACTAGGACGCTCACCGATGGGAACCTCAGCCCATGTCTCCAAGTGATTGACCCGCAAGGCATCTTCGGCCTGCTTGCCAGCCTTGTAACAGGCAGAAGCCGTCACAAAGTTCTTGCGCCCGATATAGTCACAGCGAGCCTCAGTAGCTGTACCGGACCCCATAACCAAGCAATACAGAATAACGTACTCAAACATAGCTAAACCTTTCCTGCGAACATATCTAAGAAGTCACCGAGGTCCATTAC